GGTATATGTTAAAACAATTATCAATGGAGAAAAAGAATATAAATGTTCTGAATGTAATGCTCTGTTGTATTGTTACGGAACTCCAAAACAGGCTCATTATGACTATTGCTATATGTGTGGAGCGAAGATGGATTTAGATGAGGTGGAAGAATGACGAGATACAAAACCGATAACGAGCTGCTGATAGAATGGCAAGAAAGACTTGGCCTCCAAGACTGGGCAATTAAAGTTGTTGATAATTGTCCGCCAGATGAAATAGGAACAAGTGCTTGTGATGGGTATACGGTGTGGGAAGAGAGTATCAAGGCCGCAAGAATACAGATACTTGACCCAAAGTATTACGGAGATAGAATAATTCCGTTTGACTATGAGAAGATTTTGGTGCATGAGTTACTACACCTAAAGTTCACGCTTGTGTCGGATGAAGTAGAGGCTCTGCAGGCTCGTTATATGCATCAAATCATAGACGATTTGGCAAGGGCGTTTGTTGATGCAAAAAGGAGTAACAGACGGGATAAGAATAACGAGGTGGAAAATGCTTATCTTGCAAGAGAACGGCTACTAACGAGCTATTGTAAAAATAACGAGGTAGAAGAATGAGTTATGAAAGCCCGATAAAACTGATAACAGACCTGAACTACAAACTCATAGAAGACCAAGAGCGAAACATCTACAAGGCGGTTTGCTCTTACGGCATAGACATCAGCAAAGACGAACTGTTCAAGCTCTTGTATGATGACCGAAAGCAATATGACAAAGGGTATTCGGACGGCTACGCCAAAGCGAAAGGGGACATCGTGTTCTGTGTTGAATGCAAGCACTACAAGCAGAGCGCAGTCGCAGGCCGAAAGATGTGCTTTAGGAAAGATGTTGACGGAATAAAGGTCTGCTACGATTTTCTGCCGTATGATAGTTGCACTTATGGCGAGCGAAAAGAGGTGGAAGAATGAAGAACGATATATGCCATTGTATGAACTGCGGGGCTGAAATAGAGTACGACGTTCCGATAGGGGGGCGGGAAGATGCTTGAGGTAGACAAGAAGATAGCCGAGTGCCGCAAGCAGTTGAACGCTCCGACCATAAGCCCGTGTAGGAAACGGGACTTGACGAAATACCTGTGGCGACTGCGGGCGGAAAAACGGGCGATTTTAGAGGCGAAAGGAATACGTCGGTAAAGTTGCCCGATACCGATACTAACGGACGCAACAGGGGCGATTTTCGGGGTAATTTATGGACGAACAGCTCATACGGCAAATTGTGATACAGACCATACAAGAGCTAAAGCGGAACGGAATGCTGAAAAGCGTTGACGAGCTGGCCTATTCCGACGTTTCGGGCTTGCTGGCCGCATACTACGACGGCGGCGAACAGGATACGCAGATACGGGCGGCGGTCGAGGGGCTTAAAGGCGATTACTACTATAAGGTGCTTCCGCTGTACTTCGGATATAAATACACGATAGAGCAGATAGCCGAGGAGTTCGGCGTCGAGGTGTCCACGATTGTCCGCAATAAAAAGCGATTGTGTTTGCAGGTCTATAACGCAATTCAATGACCGCCCGAAAGGGCGGTTTTTTAATGCTCGAAAAACTTTTTTGAAAAATCGGAAAAAAGTCCTTGACGTATAGAGCCCTATACGCTATAATGAACGTGTCAGAAGGAAAAAGGCGGTCAGGTGAATACGGTTCTCGCAGTTCAGCAAGTCTGTGGGGGACGAAAAGCCCGAAGCCGAAAAGAAGTAGAAAGGACAAGAAAATGGTTACCAAGGAGCAGGAAAGAAAGGCACTCGCAAAGATAGAGGCAATACTCGCAGAGCTGGGCGAGGACAGCTACGTAGGAATGGCGATGAAAGGCGTTATCGACGACGCAAAGCAGAACATCGAGAACGACTGGGGAATGAGCTACTACGACCGCTGGGAAGAAAGCGAAAAGAAGCTGGCAAGGGCAAAGGCGGAAATGGCCGAGCAGTTCGCAAGAGCCGAAGAGCTTGAAAAGAGGTGCGTGCTTCTGCAGGCGGCGGTAATGACCGTCGATGAGATGGGCGACATAGCTGGGCTGATAGCCGACCACAGGTACGTCTGCTTCGATGAAAAGAACCGCACGGCCGAGAAGATAGTTGAGTTCGCAGAAGAGCCGCAGGGGCTGGCGTTCAAAGAGGCCGTGGCTAACAACCGCAGGGCGGCCGCCAACGAAGAGAAGTGCAGGCTCGTGCTCGAAATGCTCGACAAGTATGAAGTAAAGGTAGGCAAGCTGTAAGACGAAAGCTGACCTAACGGCTTGACGGGGGGAAAGGAAACGATATGAGCAAGAAGAGGTTCGTGTACTACCAGCCGAACGAAAAGGACATAAAAGACCGTTTCGGCGACTGCACGATAAGAGCGTTGAGCAAGGCGTTGAACGTGAGCTGGGTAGAGGCGTTCGACAAGACCGTTCCGCTGTGCAGGGAAGCGCAGGTGTCGGGGCTGTTCTCCGCTCCCGTTGACATCAAGAGGCCGTTGCTTGAGAGGCTGGGCTTCAAGTACGTGGGCGTCAGCAACAAGAAAGGCACGAAGCGGCCGACGGTTGACAGCTTCGCCAAAGACCACCCAGCAGGGACGTACATCTGCAACGTGGCAAATCACGAGGTGGCGGTGGTTGACGGTAAATACTACGATACGTGGGATAGCGGCGAGTGCTCGCTGTACGGGTACTTCGAGAAGATATGACAAGGACGCTGGGCTATCGGCGATACGGGCAGAAAGGAACACCGATGAACAAGAACATAGACGAAATCACGAAGAAGCTCGAAGAGGGTGTTAAGGCCGTGTTCGAGAGCGACCGTTACAAGGCGTACCTCGACTTTATGGGAAAGTTCTACGATTACTCGGCCAACAACTGTGCGCTGATATATATGCAGAAGCCCGACGCTACGCTGGTCGCTGGGTACAACACGTGGCTGAACAAGCTGAAGCGGCAAGTCCGCAAGGGCGAAAAGGCTATCAAGATACTTGCGCCTATGCCGCACAAGAAAGACGTCACCGACGACGACGGAAACGTGGAAGAGGTGAGGTGGACGACGTTCAGGGCGGTAAACGTTTTCGACATATCGCAGACCGACGGCGACGAAGTGCCGAATATCCTTACCAAGCTGACAGGCGGGTATGAAGATTACGAGTCCGTCCTCAAAGGCTTAAAATCGGTCGCAGGCGTCCCGATTACCATAGAGCCGATAAACGGTGCGGCCAATGGCTTCTTCAGTCCCAGCGAGGCTAAAATCGTCCTTAAAGAGGGACTGTCCGAGGCGCAGACGATAAAGACCGCCGTTCACGAGGTAGCGCACAGCATTCTGCACAAGAAAGACGGCGAGGAAGAGCAGGCCAGCCGCAACACGAAAGAGGTTCAGGCCGAGAGCGTCGCTTACATCGTGTGTAATTGGCTGGGGCTTGATACGGCGGAGTACAGCTTCGGTTACGTAGCGGGGTGGAGCAAGGACAAGGAAGCAAAGGAACTGCTGGAATGCGCCGACGTCATAAAGAAAACGGCTCGGCAGATAATAGACGGCCTTAAGGCCGCATAAGGGGGTAAGACAATGGCAAGATACGCATACGGAATGAGGTTAAGGGGCTTTTCGCCAATGTGCCAGCCGATGAAAGGACTGCTGGACGTTGACGAGGACAGAGAGGGCAGGTACTATAACCTGCTTCTCTACGACAGAAAGCTTACGGACAAGGAAGTGGCAGACTACGAGCTTGATTATCTCGGAAAGGGGGAATAGGAATGGATATTAAACAGGCGGCAAAAACGGGCTATATGTCGGAGCTTGATTGGGTTGAGCTTTACTTGAGTTCGCACGGCTATGATTATGAACGAATTGACAGAACGGCCAACGACTACCGTGACAAGCACCAAATCATCGTCTACCGACACGGCGTCAGGTCGTGGGACGTTATATGCCATAAGGGGAGCTACGGCTACGAGAAAGGCCTGTTGGAAACGTGCGGCGAGATAGTGAGCGTAGGCGACAGCGCAGACGGCGTCGAGGGCTGGCTGACCGCAGACGAAGTTATAGAGCGCATAAAACGGCTTCAGTCGTGGGTTGACAAGCGGGAGCGTGTCCCCTATACTGAAAAGGGGGTGACGCTATGACAGAAGCAAGAAGTAAATCAATGCAGAAGTACCTGAACGCCAAGACGGTCGAGATAAAGCTCCGACTCGTCAAGACCACCGACGCCGACATATTGGAGCGGCTCGAAATGGTCGGAAACAAGCAGGGGTACATAAAGACGCTGATACGGGCGGATATACGAAAGTCCGAATAGTCTTGAAATTAAAGGGCTCGCAAGAGCTCTTTTTTATTTGCAAAAAACTTTTTTGAAAAATCGTAAAAAAGTCCTTGACGTATAGAGCCCTATACTGTATAATGAAGCTGTGAGTTGAAGAAAGCCGCAAGGCGGCAAGTGAAAGGAGAAAAGAAAATGAAAGCTTACGAAGTACTGAAGAACGTTAACACAATGATAGAGAGCGCAGAGGCATACAAGGCTCATTACGGCTGGGCGAAGAGGTGGCAGATAGGCCACGTTTGCGAAGACCTCGGTATCTTCGACTGGTGGAATGAGTGGTTGAGCGTTTCCCAGCTCAAGCAGATGAAGAAGTTCCTCGAAGTCGCTATCGAAAGAGGGTTCGACGGTTATGTGTGCTTCAAAGTCGGAGCGGCTGGTTGCTCCCACGGAATGTGGGCGAATGAGTGCGATAGCACCGACGGTTATAGCCCGAAAGAGGGAGCTTGCCTCTATCACAGCTTCAGGAGCGGCGACAATTACTACGACTTAAGGCGTAGGGACGGAAGTTGGGTTCACGAGGATATGAAGCTTAAGGACGTTGACGCAGAGCTCGCAAACGCCTTTGCGGTTGGCACAGTCGAGGGCAGGGCATAAGAAAGGAGAACGAAAATGGAAGACAAGAATTACATCACATTTATAGTCGGCCAGCTTCTCAAAGACCACCTCGCAAAGTTCAGCGACGAGTACGTGGGGAATAAGTTCGAGGCGTGCGCCCGTATCGCAGACGAGGTTATCGCCTACAATGCGCAGACACTTGTAGCGGATAAGCTCGGTTGGTACGAAGCGGCGAGGCGTTGGCTGTACGGATATGAAACAAGGGCAAGCTGGATACTCGATTACTACTGCATAGGGCACGTGGAGTAAGAGCGGCGGCTGTGCTATCGGCAAGACGGGCGGAAAGGGAAAGAATGGCAAGCAAGTACCTGTTGGAAGTGGCCGTGAGAACGGCGAAGAACGAGCACAAGTTCGTGACATGGTACGAGGGCTGGTTTAAGGGCAAGGCGTTGACCTTGTTAGAGGACTTCAGGCCGAGCCCGAAGTACCCGAGGGCGGTTCTGTGGGAGATAACCGAGGACGACAATATAGAGCTAAAGAGAAAGGAGCTTTGATATGGAAATAAGGTTGGTGACAATGAGGGACGGCGACGTAGTCCTGAACAAAAAGGCGAAGCAGGGCGTAGCGGTTGACGAGATATGCGCTGTGGCCGAGAGTGAGGTTTTCGGCGGCAACGCCGACTACGCAAGAGTAACGGTTGACGGAAAGACCTACGCAGAGTACGAGGCATAGAAAGGAGAAGAAAAATGCACGCAATAGAGAAGTGGACGTTCCCGACAAAGACAACAAAGAAGCAGATAGAAAAGGCTTGTAATCAGCGGGCTATCGAGGACGGCGATTACCACCACGGGCTTGACGGGGGAATAAGGTTCAACGACACGGTGCTCCCGAATATAAAAGCGGCGGAGGCGTGGATAGAAGTCAACGACCGAGGCTGGTATGATAACCTCGCTATCCGCTTCAAAGAGGGACGAAAGATATTTTGGCTGGTAAAGTTCGAATATCATTGTTGAGCCCAAAATCGCCGAAATAAGCGTGAAGATACGACCAAGGTAAAGTTACCCGATGGTCGTATTTTCTTTTGTGAAACGGGCGATTTTCGGCCTTTAAGGACGACTTGCGTGGTCGTGGCGAAGTGTATGGGCGCATATGTGCGCTCTTTTTTATTGCGGCGGCCTGAATTACACTCGCAGTATGAGAGAGTTTAGGACTCCGTGTAAAAGAAAGGAAAAGCTATGAAAGTAACTGAAATGAATGTGAGGGACATCGTCCCCTACGAAAACAACCCAAGGAAGAATGAAAAGGCGGTTCAGGCCGTTGCCAACTCTATAAAAGAGTTCGGCTTCAAAGTCCCGATTATCGTGGACAAGGAGAACGTTATCGTTGCAGGCCATACGAGGCTTAAGGCGGCGGAACTGCTCGGCCTTGAGAAAGTCCCCGTCGTAATAGCGGACGACCTGACCGAAGAGCAGATAAAGGCGTTCCGCATAGCCGACAACAAGACGGGCGGCCTTGCTGAATGGGACGACGAAAAGCTGGCCGAAGAGCTGAAGTCGCTGGACGACCTTTTTGCTATGACGGACTTCGGCTTCGGTGAGTTTGAGCTCTCAATGCTTACTTCCGATTTTGAGCCCGAGCCCTACGACAAAGAGGACGTAGAGCCGTACAAGCAGAACGAGGGCGAGTACCTTGCCAAAATGCGAGTGATAATCACTTATACCGAGGACGACGAGGAGGCTGTTCGTGAACTGCTGGGCGTAGAGGAAATCGAAAAGGTCGTTTACGACATAAGCGAGCTGAAATAACGGGGGCTGTTATGGTTGTAAAATCGCAAGTGGCAGAAATGCTGGAACGGGCTGATAAGCTATTCCCGATTTGCATACCGTCTTACAAGCGTTGGGACAGGAAAGAGAACAAAACGCTTACAAGGCTCATTGAAAAGTGCGACAAGGCCGTTCAGGACAACACGTACGTTTTCGTTCGTGAAGAGCAGTACGGGCTTTACCGTGAAAGCTTCCCGTCGGTGAATATTGTGAAGCTTCCACAGGTAAACGGGCTGGCGAGCACACGTCAATACATTGTGGACTTTGTGCTCGGCGAGCTCGGCCAGCCGTATTTTATGGATATGGACGACGACATAATGAACCTGAAAGTCGTCACGACCGATACCGACGGCAAACCGAAATTGTCCCTTTTGGGGGAGTTTGATACCGCAAAGGTAATTAGGCTCGGCTGTCTTATTTCGGAGCTTGCATTCAGCGATTTTGGGTGTTTGCTGGGGAGCTTTAGGAGAGTTCGCTTCGCAAATCATAAAGAATTTGCTCAAACGGCGATAATGATAAATAAAGGGGCGACGCCGAGGCAGGTAATGTTCATCAACGCCGAGGGCTTACGCAAGGCGGGTATTCGCAGGAATATGATGTTCGACCCAACAGGCGACGACGTCGGCTTTGTGGCTGAAATCGCCAAGGTACGGGGCAATATGTTCAATATCCCGTTCCTTGCGTATGCGTTCATTGACGACGCAGTAAACAGCGTAATCAGGAACGACGACAACAGGCGACAGCTTGCGCAGTACGAGGAACGTTGTATTAAGCAGTACCCAATGCGCAATTATATGCGAGTGCCGTTCACATTCGAGGACGGGAGCTACAAGTTTTGCGACATCGACTTCACGAAGTACAGAAAAGTCACGGGCGCAAAGGGCAAGAACGTTCCTCTCGACTACGTTTATAAATGGATAATGCAGGGGGGTACGAAATGAATAGACCGTATTACCCGTTCTGTGTACAGATAGAGCTTGTGCAAGGCTGTAACAGGAATTGCGAGTTCTGTGGGACACAAGGCATAGAAAAGACCGTTCATTTTACGACTGCGGACACAATATCCCACGTCGCAAGGCTTCTCAAAAGGAGCGGCTTTACGGGACGCATACTTTTAGCGGGGCACGGCGAGCCGACGCTTCACCCTGAAGCGGCAAAGCTCGTCGGAATAATGAAAGCGGCGTTGCCAAAGGCGCATATTTCAATGTTCACGAACGGCTATGGTGTTCTCAAGAAGCCCGAACTGCTTCATCAGCTTTTTGGGGCTGGTCTGGACGCAATAATGTTCGACGAATACTCGGACAATATCCTTTACCGCAAGATAAAGAGCATTGAGGGCATAAACCGTTACACAGTTGATGTGCTTTATAAGGGCGTTCCGCTCTTTGACCGCAGTAAGAAAAAGCGTGTCGTGATAGCTCCGCCGATAGAAGAGGGCGAAACGAAAATGAACCGTAAGCTGTGTAATCATTGCGGGGCAGGTATGCCGCCGCTGAAAAGGCCGCTTGCGAAAAAGTGCAGTATCATTTTCAGGGACTTTTTTATCCGCTGGGACGGCAACGTGGCGATATGCTGTAACGATTTTAGAGGCGAATATTACGTCTGCAATATTAACGAGTGTAACGTTTTCGAAGAGGCTTATTTCCACCCACGTCTTGAGGCCGCAAGGAAGCGTCTTATGCAGAATGACAGGGGCTTTTACCCGTGTTCTATCTGCGACGTAACGCCTTTGAGAGTTGGGCTTTTACCCGACAAAAAGGGGACGTACACAATGCCGCTTCCTACCGAGGCCGACATAAGGCTCACGGAAAATAAATACCCGCCGCTGGCGGTTCTGCGAAAGAGGGAATGGGAATGAGCGAAAAGATTACATACGGTTATGGCTCGCCGAGATGGACGGGCGAAATTGCGGACTGTTCCCTGCCTATGACGCTTGACACGTATAGCAACTGTTCATTCGGTTGCGTTTACTGCTTCAGTCAGTACCAGCGAGCCGTCGGGAACACAAAGGAACAGTATCTCTCGAAGCAGGTTAAGGCGATTAACCCTGAAAAGATAAGAAAGCTTTTCAGCGGCGAGGACACGGAAAATCAGTTTTGGGCGTGGGTAAAAGACAGGCGGCCTATTCAGTACGGCGGCTTGTCCGACCAGTTCGACGGCTACGAGAAGAAGTACGGAGTGACGTACGAGGTGCTGAAATATCTCCGTGAAATCAATTACCCGATTTGCTTCAGCACGAAGTCGGCGTGGGTATTCCACGACGAGAAGTACAGGGAGCTTTTTAAGGGGGCGGATAATTGGAACGTTAAGTTCTCGATTATAACCCTCGATGAGAACGACGCTCGCAGGATAGAAGTCGGAGTACCGACTCCGAGGGAACGCCTTGCGGCTATGGAAGAGTACAACAAGCTGTCAAAGGGCGGCACGACCTTAAGGCTTCGCCCGTTTATCTGCGGGGTAAGCGACAAGACGTATCTCGACCTGATAAGAGCGGCGGCGGACGCTGGGGCTTCGGCCGTTACGACGGAGTTCTTCTGTTTGGAAATGCGGAGCGTAAAGACGGCCGCTGAACATTACAAGGTTATCTCCGAGTGCGCAGGCTTCGACGTCGTGGAGTTCTATCGTAAGTATTCAAACGGTTCGGGCTATTTACGCCTTAACCGCAAGATAAAGGAAAAGTACATCTACGAAATGAAGAACCTTTGCCACGAGCTGGGGCTTCGCTTCTATGTATCGGACTCGCACTTTAAGGAGTGCTCGGACAACTGCTGTTGCTGTGCGCTTCCGCCCGAATGGGAGTATTCAAGAGGGCATTTTGCGGCGGCCTTGCAGATAGCGAAGAAAACGGGCTCGGTGCGTTGGTCGGACATTGAAAAGGATATGTACTACCTGAATATGGAGTACAAAAAGGCGGCGGGCTTCAACGTGAACTCAAGCGAGAACAGGGCGAAGTTTGCCACTATGACAATGAAGGACTATTTGCGGTACTTATGGAACAACCCGCAGAGGGGGCAAAGCCCGTACAAAATCTTTGAACGGGTGCTCGTGCCCGACGGCTACGACGAAGACCGCAATATCATATACAGATACAACAACGACGTGACCTTTGAGCCGCATTCGGACGAGAAAACCGTTCAGGCACTCAAAGTATAAATAGCATTTTTAGAAGCTAAAAAAATGGGACGAAAAAGCAAGTACGAAACGAACATACAGCCGCACCTTGAGGAGATACCGAAATGGTACGAAACAATGACCGAGGCCGAGATAGCAAAAAAGCTCGGAGTGTCGGTTGCGACGTTCGAGAACTACAAGAATAAATACCCTGAATTGGTAGGCGTTCTGCATTCAGCAAAAGCAGAGCTCGTGGAGAGCCTGAAAACGTCCCTCAAGAAAAAAGCCTTGGGCTTCAAGTACACGGAAACGAAGAGGACAATTCGCAACGTAGACGGAAAGGACACAAAGGTTATCGAAGAGTTTGAACGATACAGTCCGCCCGACACGGGGGCAATACATTTGCTCCTTAAGAACTTGGACGACGAGTGGCGCAACGATGACCGAATAACGGTTGATTTTCACAGGGAGAAATTGGAATTAGAGAAGCTGAAAATGGAGAGTGAAAACTGGGTATGAGTGAGGCCATAGTCGTAGCAATTATTACAGGCGTTTTCGCCGTAATAGCGCAGATAGTCATTTCAAAACAGAGGGCGAAAGACCTCTACGCAGAGTTGGATAAACGGAGCGAACTTTCGGACGCCAAAATACACGGCGAAATTGATGTAATTAAGCAGGAGATTTTTTCACTCCGTCAAGACACACAAAAGCACAACAAGGTTATCGAGCGCACCTATAAGCTCGAGGAGAAGGTAAGCGTCCACGAGGAGAAAATTAAAGTCGCAAATAACAGGATAGCAGACCTTGAAAGAAAGGCGGGCTGACAATAGCAGAAATAGCGAGTTGGAAAGCGATTTATAAAGGAGCAACTATGACAGACAGAACATTCAATTTCATCAGGTTTTTAGCCGAGATAGGCATTACCGCCATTGGCACTTTCTACAAGGTCATCGCAGAGATATGGGACTTGCCCTATGGCGAAGCTGTCCTTGCGACTTGCGTAGCACTCTCAACCCTGATAGGGGTATTCACCGAGTGGCAGAGAACGCAGTACGCAAAGTCAAAGATGGCACTTTCCCCTGTTGATGACGCTACACCTATCAACATAGCCGATGACGCACCCGTTCTTGACGCAGAAACGGGCGAGGAAAAGACTTACGCCGAGATTAAGGCAGAGGAGATAGAGTAATGGCTTATGAAATAGCGATGACCGCTAAAGAGTACGTCGAAAAGCTTATCCATATAGCCCGTGACTTGGAGACCGAGTACAACAACACGTTCCCCAAAAACCTCGGATACTATAACAAGAACGGGAAGTTCTCTTGGGACTGCTGGAACTTGACGCCAAAGACGATAATTTGGGGCTGGGAAGAGAAAAAAAAGGTTGGGTATTACTGCTTCAATAAAGGCAGATACGGCCTCGGCGACTGGGCTGGAAGTACAATTCTCAACTGTTGCAAAGAGGTATCTTCTGACTTCTCCAAGCTTACGGCGGGCGAGTACCTGCTTACGCCTGACGGCGACCACGCAGGGGCGTATATAGGCGAGTACATCATAAACGGCAAATGCGTCAACGTAGTTGAGTGTACGACGAGCTGGGGAGTAAGGCGTGTGACGTTCTCTTACGTGTCTAAAACGGGGCTTCGGTATCGCTGTCAAAACGGCACGCAAGCTCCGACAAGGTGGGCGAAGCACGGAAAGCTTCCGTGGATAGATTACAGCGTGCTTCCCGAGCCGACGCCTGTTCCGCCGACGCCTGAAGAGAACGTTTATTATACCGTCAAGCGGGGCTACAACCTCACGAAGATAGCAAAGGTCTATAACACGACCGTTACACAGCTGGTCGTATGGAACAAGATAGTAAACCCGAACTTAATCTACGTGGGGCAGGTGCTAATCGTAGGCAAGAAGAAGCCGT